TTGGCGGCTTCTTTAACTTCGGTCGAGTAGTACATGGGCCGCAGTCTATGCGGCGAAAACGCGGGAAACGCGGGGTTAAATTCCGCGATCCACCTATATCGCGAATATAGGAGAAACGCGCAATTGAACCGTTTGTTTGGGGCCGATCGGCTCCCTATCGTGGCGGCTCAAATCACCGATTGAGCGCAGTTATCGCCCATGCCCCGTTCCCTTGTTTCGTTCTGGAAACGTGTCGCCCTCAGCGGCCCTACCGTAGATGGCCGCGAGATCCTTCCTCAGGAACTGCGTGATATCGCTGAGACCTACAAACCCGCGACGTACACCGCCGTTATCTGGTGCGACCACGAACGCTGGCCTGGCTCCCACGGCACCGTCTTCGCGGTACGTCTGGTCGAAGAGGCCGACGATCTGGCGCCGGGACAGGTGGCCCTTGAAGCGCAGTTGAAGCCCAACAACAAATTGCTGTGGCTCAACGATCAGGGCGAAAAGCTGTTCACCAGCATCGAGATTACCCCGAATTTCGCACAAACCGGCAAGGCCTACCTGACCGGCCTCGGGGTGACCGATCAACCGGCCAGCCTGGGTACTCAAGAGCTCTACTTCTCGAACAAGTCCTTCAAAGGCGCGTACTACGCCGCCTCCCTTGAGCTTGGTCCTCTGAGTGATAGCAAGCCAGAAGGCGACGCGAACAAGTTCGTCGCGTTGTTCGCGGGGCTGCTCAAGCGCTTCGGCATTGAAGAAACCCCCGCATCCCCGCAAACCCCAACCGAGAGCAAACCCCCAATGGATGAAGCTACAGCCAAGGCGATTCAGGCCCTGATTGAGCAGCAGTTGATCGTGACCGCTGGTCTGCAGGCCTTGGTCGACAGTTTTGCCGAAGCGCCGCCGGTGATTGAGCAACAGCCAATCGATGACGTTCAATCTGCCGTTGACGACATCGTGGCCACCGCTGAAGAAGAAAAGAACCTCAGCCGCCAACAGTCTGGCAACAAGGCCGTGCTGGCCGGTTTTGCCAAGCTGGAAAAGCAGTTCGCTGCACTGCTGAACACCACCAACGGTCGCCAACTGCCGCGCAATGCCGGTCCTGTAACCACTGCCAAAAAGCGGGTGCTCTGACATGGCCCGTAATCTCAGCGCCTACGGCGCCCAGATGTATGCAGAACTGCAGCTCGCTATCGCCGAATCCTACGGTGTCGAGCTGGCCAGCCAGATGTTCAACGTTGAGCCGTCGATCGTCCAGGAACTGAACGACGCCATCACCGCCAAGTCGGACTTTCTCTCCCGCATCAACGTCCTCGGCGTGACCGAAATCAAGGGCGAGAAGGTGTTCATTGGGGTTTCTGGTCCGGTCACCGGCCGCACCAACACCAAGACCACTGACCGCGAAGCCAAGGATGCTACCGCGCTCGATAACAATCTGTACGAGCTTTCACCGACCGAGTCGGACGTGGGCCTGCCATACGCGAAAATCGACGCCTGGGCCAAGTTCCCGGACTTCCATCAGAAGTACTCCGCGGCTGTCCAAAAACAGATTGCCCTGGATCGCATCATGGTCGGCTTCCACGGCACTCACGCTGCCGTGCAGACCGATATCGACGCCTATCCAATGCTCCAGGACGTGAACAAGGGCTGGCTGCAGCAACTGCGTGAGCAAGCGCCGCAGCAGGTGCTCAAGGAAGGCGTAGCGGGCTCTGGCAAGGTCAAACTGGGCGCCGGTGGCGACTATGCGAATCTCGATGCCCTGGTGCACGACACCAAACAAATGGTGGACGAGCGCTTGCGTGATGGTGGCGACCTGGTGGCGATCATCGGCAGCGACCTGCTCGCCGCCGACAAGGCAAAGCTGTACGCCAAGCAGGGCGATACGCCAACCGAAAAAGAGCGCATTGAAGAAGCCCAAGTCATCGAGACCTACGGCGGACTGCCGAGCTTCAGTGTGCCGTTCTTCCCGGTCAACGCCGTGCTGGTCACCAGCTGGGACAACCTGTCGATCTACTTCCAGGATTCCAGCTGGCGTAAGCAGACGGTCGACAACCCGAAACGCTCCCGCGTCGAGGACTACAACAGCCGCAACGAAGGTTACGTGATCGAGCAGTTGGAGAAGATCGCGCTGACCGAGAACGTGGAGCTGTTGCCGTGAGTCTGGCCCTGGCGCACAAGCGCCGCACCTTGGCCAAGGGGGTAGCCGCTGTGGCTGCAGCCCGGTCGGGTGCAGCCATGGCGTACACCCCGGACGACGCGTTGAGCAGCCCTGCCAATGCCCGCAAACACTTGCTGCTGCAGGAAGCGGCGCTGGACGTGGATCTGCAACGCCTGAGTGACCTCAAGAACCTGGCCAGCAAACAGTCGCTCAAGCGCGAAGAGCTGCTGCCCAAGTACCAGGACTACGTCCAGCGCTACTGCGAATCGGGGCTGAACTTTCCGAACCGTGTTGTGGTGCAGGTGATGGTCTGGCTGTTCGACACCGCCCAGTTTGACGACGCCCTGGAGCTGGCTGAATTCCTGATCGAGCAGGGGCAGCAGATGCCAGAGCGCTTCAAGCGCCGCGACATCCAGACCTTTGTCGCAGATGCCGTCATCGAGTGGGCTTACGCCGAATACAACGCCACTCGCAGTCCGGAGCCGTATCTGTCCGACTTGTTGCCTCGCGTAGACGGCGAATGGGATCTGACGGAGCAGATCCCGAGCAAGTACCACAAGTTGATCGGCATGCGTGCCCAGGACGCTCAGGAGTGGGAAACCGCGATCAAGCATCTTGAACGTTCCACCCTGTTGTACGCGAAGGCCGGTAACGAAACCCGCCTCGAGAAATGCCGCAAGGCATTGGCAAAACAACAGGCCGCATTGGCTTCCCAATAACCGACTACCCCCCCAGCGGGGACCTGTGGAAGTGAGCCGCCCATTTATGGACCGTCCCACTGAAAACAGGCTCCCCGCCCTATTTGAGTGGCCAGCAATGAGCTTTTCCGGGAAACCCACCACCTTTGTGGAGCAGGCGATCGAGAACGACGGCTTTTGGCCGAACCTCTCCGTGGCTGAGTTCCAGAAGGGTTACCGCCTGCCGGCGGAGTACCTGGTAGACATGCTGGTCACTGATTTGGCCACGGCCATGACTGAGGTCAACCGCGATCTGGCCGAGTTAAAAGCGCGCTGGCAAGGCGTTGGAGTGTCAAGCGTTGAGTCTGCAGACACCACCGTCCTGCCGGAGCGCACCTTTCAAGCTGCGACGTACAAGCGCGCGGTGTACTGCCGGGCCAAGGCCAGTTTGCTGAGCCAGTTCGCGACCATCATTCGTCGCGAAAGCGCCGAGAACCTGGGCAAGGAACTGCCGGATCGTCCGGAAACCTTCTTGGCATTCAGCCAACAGTCCGTGCGCTCGCTGCAGGGCCGTGGCCGCATCACGGCGGCGTTGCTATGAACAAACTACGCGCCCTGACCACCTACCTGATCGACCTCAACCTGGTACTGCCCGAGCAGATCGACAGCTGGGCGGAGCAGGTCAACCTTGATCTGATCTGGAAAGACACCACGCAGGGCCTGCACATGGGCGACATGCGCTATCGCGCTGTGATCGTCATTGAGCGATTCGCCGGCAACCCGGCGCTGCTTATGGCGCTCCTGGGCGGCTGGCTGGAGTCCAACGATCCCGATCGGGACGACGACCTGCCGGCGCCGGTATTTGCCGTCGACCAGATCACCCCCGATGAAGCCGATGTCGAGCTGACGCTGGAGTTCGTCGAAGCCCAGCACCTGGCTGAGGATCCGAACGGGAAGGTCGAGGCCTTCGGCAAAACGTGGGGCCTGATCGACTTCGACCTGTGGACGGCCGAGCAGGGCGAGGTGCACAGCGGTGGCGCGTAGCACTTTCGAGCTCGATACCCGGGGTTACCTGGGCGTGCGCGAGCAACTGGCCCTGCTGAGCCTGCCGCCGCAGCTGCGTCGGCGTCTGCTCAACAATGTCAGCAAGCGGCTCCGGACTATGGGCCGCAAGCGAATCCGCGACCAGCGGAATCTGGACGACTCGCCGTTCGAGGCGCGCAAGGGCGACGGCAAGGGCAAAAAGAAGATGGAGGCCGGCCTGGGCAAGTTGCTCCAGGTCACCGCCTTGACCCCTGACAGCGCGACTTTGGGCTGGCGTAACGGCTTGACCAGTTGGGTCGCGGCGCAACAGCACCATGGTGTTTCCGAACGCCGGACGGCCGCGCAGATGCGCCGCTGGAACCGGGTGCCGGAAGGCTTGGCCGCGACTGATAAACAGGCCAAACGCCTGCGCCGCCTGGGCTTCAAGGTTCGCCAGGCGGGCAAAAAGAGCCTTACACGGCCGTCCGTGGCGTGGATTCAAGAGCACGTGAACTACGCCAAGGCCGGGCTGCTGATTCGCATCCTGTCCGACGAAAAAGCCGAGGGCACCGGTGCGCAAAGCTGGGAAATCACCCTGCCCAAGCGCCAGTTTCTGGGCGTTAGCACCGACCGGGACACCAGCTTGCTGGTTAACCAGGTGCTGCAACAAATCCTCAACTCTTCCCGCTAACGAGGCACTGCATGGCACTTGGCACAGTCAGCGTAAACAACCTCAACCTCGGCCAGGGTGCCGTGACCGAGATCGAGCGCTATTTCCTTTTCATCGGCCCCGGCGCAAAAAGCGTCGGCAGCCTGATACCTCTGAACACCGACAGCGACCTGGACGTGATGCTGGGCATTCCGCCCAGTGATCTGAAAACCCAAGTTGCGGCAGCCATGGCTAACGGCGGCGACCGCTGGGCGTGCCTGGCCGCTCCGATCGCTGCAGACGGAACTTGGGCTGCTGCTCTTGAAATGGCTCAGCAACAGGGCTTTTCCGTCGAGGCAGTGGTAATCACCAAACCGGTGACCGCTGCAGATGAACTCTCGGCGATGCACGACGCCGCGATTGCCATCAACAACACCTACGGGCGTCGTGTATTCGTGATGGCCAGCACCGCCGGCATCGCTGCCACTCAGTCCTGGTCGGAATACCTGACCGAGCAGAAGGCAATCACCAAGGACCTGGCGGCGCCGCGTGTCCTGGTTGTGCCGCAGCTGCACGGCAATGACCTGGGCGTTCTGGCCGGGCGATTGGCCAATGCGGCCGTGAGCATTGCCGACAGCCCGATGCGCGTGGCCAGCGGTGCCGTGTTGAGCTTGGGCCCCGTGCCCAAAGACAAGGACGCCGTACCGCTCCCCTCGGCGATCCGATCGGAACTCGACAAGGCCCGTCTCTCTGTCTCGCAAACCTATCCGGACTACCCGGGCGTGTTCTGGGGCGACGGCAACATGCTCGATGCGCCGGCCAGTGACTTTCAGGTGGTCGAGTACTTGCGCCTGGCCGACAAGGCCGCTCGCCAAGTCCGCCCGTTGCTGATCCGCCGTGTGGGTGATCGTCGCTTGAACAACTCGCCCAACAGCATGGCTGCCGCTATCAGCGCATTCATGAAGCCGCTGCGGCAGATGGCCAAGTCCACCACCTTCGCCGGCGAGGTGTTCCCGGGCGAGATCGAATCGCCCAAAGACGGCGACATCGTCCTGGTGTGGCACACCAAAACCAAGGTTGAGATCTACATCAAGATCCGGCCGCTCAACTGCCCGAAAGACCTGACGGCGAACATCGCCCTCGACCTTTCCAGCGAAGATTCGGAGTAACCCTTATGTCCCGTATTGGCGGTAAAAACTTCGACATCAACCTGGGCGATCTGCAGATCCATGTCGAAAGCTGCACCCTGGATATCACTGACAACACCGCCGTGGCGCAAACCCGTGGCGTGCCCAACGGCACCGTCGACGGCGATGTGTCCGCCAGTGGCGAGTTCGAGTTCGACACCAACAACTTCAACCTGCTGATCGAGGCGGCACGCTCTGCTGGCAGCTTCCGCCAGTTGGAGCCTTTCGACTCGGTGTTCTTCGCCAAAGCAGGCGATGAAGAGCTGCGCATCGAGGCCTTCGGCTGCAAGTTGAAGGTGTCCAGCCTGCTCAGTGTCGACCGGAAAGGCGGCGAGAAAACCAAGCACAAAGTGCCGTTCGATGTTTCCAGTCCGGACTTCATTCACATCAACGGCGTGCCGTACCTGGCTGCGGCCGAGATCGAGGGCCTGCGCTGATGGTCTGCCCGTTCGACCGCGCCCAGGCATTGGAGCAACGCCAGCGTGACCAGGCGATCGCCTTCCAGTTGGCACGCACGCGGCCGATCGGGCCAAGCCTGACCCATTGCGAAGACTGCGATCAGCCGATCCCGGAAAAACGCCAGGCACTGGGCGGCATGACCCGCTGCGTCCCGTGCCAAACCATTTTTGAGAAAGAGGTTCTGCGATGAGCGCGAATCAGGTCGCCCAGGACACCGCCGTTGCCTTGGCCAAGGCGTCGCCCGCAATCGGCGTGGCCGCTACAGGTGTGACGGGCGCCGTCGATTGGTCGGCGGTCGCCTACATGCTGACCGCGCTCTACATGGTGCTGCAGATCCTTCTGCTGATTCCCAAGTATCGCCAGATGCTGCTCGACTGGAAGGGCAAGTCGTGAGCCTGCGCACCAAGATCGCCGCCGGCGCCATTGTGCTGGTCAGCGCGCCTTTGCTTGCGTTCCTGGGCAAGTGGGAAGGCAACGGCCAGAACGTGGTGTACGCCGATAAGTTGGCCCGTGGTCTGCCCTCGGTGTGCAAGGGCATCACCCGTTACACCAGCCCGTATCCGTTGATCGTGGGTGACTACTGGTCACCGGCGCGCTGCGCCGAGGTGGAGCAGCTGGTGGTCGAGAAAGGCCAGTTGGCTCTGGCTGACTGCCTGACCAACCCGGCGATCGGGCAGAAGACCTTCGACGCGCTGAGCAGCCACGGGCACAACTTCGGTGTGCCCAGCACCTGCGCCAGTCGAGCTGTCGGCCTGATCAATGCCGGTCGAATTGCCGAGGGCTGCAAGGCACTGGCTTGGGCGCCGGATGGCAAAACACCGGTGTGGTCATCGGTCACCGATGCCCAGGGCCGCAAGCAGTTTGTACCTGGGCTGCACGCTCGCCGGCGGGCCGAAGCGGCTATGTGCGCGGAGGGCTTGTGATGCTGCGCGAGATCCTGTTTCCGCTGCTGGTGTGCCTGGCGGCGTTCGTGGGATTCCAGATCCTCGAAGGCCAGCGCGACACCGCCCGTGCGGAACGCGATGCCGCCGAGTACGAAGCAAGCGGACTGCGAGAAGCCGCCCGAATCACCGGCGAGATGATCGCTGCCCGAGACGCGATAGACCGTAACCGTACCCAGGAACTGACCGATGCACGCACTGAAATCGATGCTTTGCGCCTTGACGTTGCTGATGGCCGTCAGCGGCTGCGCGTCAAAGCCACCTGCAGCAGCACCACGCCAGACACCACCGCCGCCGGCGGCGTGGCTGATGCAGGTACCGCCGAGCTCGCAGCAGACGCTCGACCGGATTATTTCACCCTCAGAGATCAGCTTGCCCTCAGCAAGCAAATGATCCTGGGCCTGCAGGACTACGTCAGCCAGGTGTGCCTGCGCTGACCCGAATCACCCCTTTAACCCAACCACCTAAACGGACATGAACATGAGCCAGATCCAATCCCGCGAAATCACCCTGGAAATCGGCGAGAAAGAATTCGCCTTCAACCTGACGCCCCAGGACGTGACCAAGTACTTCAACGCCATGACCGCCAACAACAAGGTTGCGCCGTCCTTCAACTTGCTGAGCACCACCGTGCTGCCGGCGCAAAAGGCCGATCTGCGCGAGCTGATGGTTAACCCGGTTAACACCATGCAGATCGCCGGCGCGCTGCTCGAGGAGTACGCCCCTGACATCGGGATCATCGTAAAAAAGCCCTTGAGCACGCTGACCGCCTGACCGAGGACGGGCTGGGCCAGCTGATGGCCCTGACCAACCGTTGGCTGCCTGGCGTCGAGCCCACCATCGAGAACATGGGCACGGCCAAGTGGCTGGAAGACGAACACTGGAAGCGCATGGAATTTGCTGTAGCCAACGGCATTGCCCATGCGCTGAACGGATAGGACACACATGGCCGACCGTAGCGCCCGCCTGGACTTCATCCTGGCCTTGACCGACAAGGTCACTGCACCGTTGGGCAAGGTGAAAATAGGTTTTTCCGACCTTGCCGAGCAAAGCGAAAAGAACATCAAAACGATGGGCATGGGCTTGGCCGGTGTCACGGGTGCTTTCGTCGGTATCAATGAATCGCTGCAGCCTGCGCTGGAAATGAACCGCGCCCTAGGCGAGGTCAAATCCTTGGGCGTGGCCGAGGACGCGCTCACGGCGCTGAATCAAAAATCTCTGGAGTTCTCGGTGGCTTATGGCGAGAACGCCCGGGATTTTGTCGCTTCGGCTTACACCATCGAGGGTGCCATCAAGGGCCTGACCGGCAACCAACTCGCCACGTTCACCAACACTAGCAACCTGTTGGCCAAGGCCACCAAGTCCGACGCCGAAACGATGGGTGCCTATGTGGGCACCATGTACAACCTGTTCAAGGGCCAGGCGGACGCCATGGGCAAGGGCGAATGGGTTGAAAAGCTGGGCGGGCAGACAGCTCTCGCGGTTCAACTGTTCCGAACCGACGGCGCTCAACTCAAGGACGCTTTCAAGGAAGTGGGCTCGATCGCCACCGCCGCCGGCGTGGACATCGCCGAGCAGTTCGCGGTGATCGGCTCGCTGAGCAGCACCATGGAAGGCGGCGATGCCGGCGGTCGCTACAAGGCGTTCTTCGAGAACCTGGGCGCTGCTTCCGAAAAGATGGGCATGAAGTTCACCGACTCAAACGGCAAGGCGTTGCCGATGCTGCAGATCATGGAAAAGCTGCAGGGCAAACTGGGTGACCTGACGAGCGCGTCGGCCAACACCAAATTGATGGAGGCGTTTGGCGGGGAGGGTGCTCAGGTGATCACGTCCCTGGCCAAGGACACCGATCGCCTGCGCAACGGCATGGACAAACTGGGCAAGGTGCGCGGCCTCGAGGACGCCGAGAACATGGCCAAAGCCATGGTGGATCCGTGGCAACAATTTGCAGCCGCGGTCGAAGCGCTGCGCATCGCCTTCGGCCAGGCACTGATCCCGATCCTGACGCCGCTGATGGCCAAGCTTTCCGGCATTGCCGGCACCATGACCCGCTGGACCCAGATGTTCCCCAACATCACCCGGGTGATCGGCATTGTCACACTGACGATCCTTGCGCTCATTGCCGCCATGTCATTGCTGACCTTTGCGATCGGCGCCGGGCGCATGGCCTGGCTCGCCATGGTGACCGTCTGGAAAGTCGTGCAGTTGCTCAACTTGCGCGCCGTCGCCGGCTTCCTGCTGCAGGTCGCCGTGATTGCGCTGTACGTGGCTGGCCTGACAGTGCTGTACACCTCGATGGCGTTAATTCGCGGCGGGATGATGCTCTGGCAGGGCGCGATCTGGCTGGTCAACGCCGCGCTGCTGTCCAACCCGGTCGCGTGGATCGTGATCGGCGTCATGGCCCTGGTCGCGGCGGTGATCGCCGCCGTCGTGTACTGGGACCAGTGGACGGCCGCGCTGATGAACAGCGAGGCCTTCAAATGGGTCAGCGACCAACTGGCGGCGCTGTCGGACTGGTTCACGTCCATGGGCGGCTGGAGTGGTATGGCCAAGGCCGCTTGGGACGGCATCGTCGCGATTTTCCACACGTCGATCAATTCGTTAATCGAGATGTTGAACAAGATCCCCGGCGTCGACATCGAGACCAAGTTCGGCGCGATGCCCGAGGTGCCCGGTACCGACATCGGCGTCAATAACGTGGACGGTTCTGCAGCCGCGCAGAAAGCCCAGCAGACCATAAACGCAGCCATTCCCAGCCTGTCGCCGGCGCGGCCCAACGCCGTGCCCCAGGGCGGTTTGCTGACGAGCATCCAGAACAACAACAGCAGCCAGAACAAGGGCACTCATGTGGAAACGCTGAACATCAACACCGCCAAGCCTATGACCCCGTTGGAACTCGAAAACATGATGAGCATGGCAGTACCAGGATGAGCGAATACATCGACCTGCTGATCCAGAACAACGACCTGGTGCTCGACCCGTCCCGGCAGCCGCTGCTGATCGATGACCGAGCCAGCATCGCCCAGGACATCGCTCACATGATCCGCGACAGCGGTCTGCTGGTGACCTTGGTCGCCGAGCGCAACAGCCTGAAACAGCGCGACTGCATCCAGCAATTGGAGTTGCTGGTAGAGGCTGACGAACGCCTGGTGCCGGGAACTGCGCAGATCACCCAGCTCGAACCAGGGCAGTACCTGGTGACGGCCAAAACCATGAAATTTGGAGCAATTGAGGTGACCGTGTGAGCGACGTTGATTTCAAGCAAGCGCTAACCGACGCGGGCATTCCGACCACCGAAGCGGGCCTGCGCCAGGCGTGGGAAAACGAGGTGATTGCCCAGGGCAGCACGCTGAGCAACACCAGCACCTGGTCACCGTTCTGGCGCGTCATCACGGCACTGGTGACCAAACCAGTTATGTGGATTCTCGACTTCTTCATTGCCACGGTATTGCCGAACTTCTTTGTCAAAACCGCCGTGGATGCCTGGCTGGATATGCTCGCTTGGGGTGTGAACGTCGAGCGTAAGGCCGCTACCAAAGCCAAAGGCTTCTTGCTGTTCACCCGGCTTGCACCCGGCGGCGCCCTCGAGGTCGCGGCCGGTACCGTGGTGCAGTCCGCCGCGATCAATGGCCACGTTTACCAATTGGTGACTACGGCGGTCGGCACCTTCACCGATGGCGTGATGCAGCAGCTGATCCCGGTTGAAGCTGTCGACGTCGGCAGCGGGTTTAATCTGGCGCCGGGGTACTACGCCGTCTTGCCGGTACCCATCCCGGGCATCGCCCAGGTGGCGAACGCTGACGGTTGGTTGACCACGCCCGGGGCGGACAAGGAACCCAACGACGAACTGCGCCTGCGCGTGCGCAACCAGTTTTCGGCGGTGAACCAGTGGCACACCGACGCGGTGTATCGGGCGATGATTTCCGCCTTCCCCGGCGTACGTCCGGACGGCGTGTATTTCGAACATGGGGCACCACGTGGTCCGGGCAGTGCCAACGCCTTTGTGCTGTTCGATGCGGACGTGCCGGCGGCGACGTACCTGGAACAGATCAACGCGCACATTCGCGACCTGGGCAACCATGGCCACGGTGATGACCTGCTGGTGATGGTCATGCCCGAAACCCAGCATGCGCTGCGCGTGACGCTCTGGCCACGCTCGACGTTGACCGACACCCAACGCCAAACCCTACAGGATGAAACCGCGTTGTTCATCCGCGCAGCGTTTCGCGAGAGCACCACCAGCGACTACCAGCCGACGCTGACGCTGCCGCAATCGCGCTTTTCCTTCAGCCGCCTGGGGGAAGAACTGCACCAGCAATTCCCAGGCATCGAGTCGCTGCACTTCGACAACGACGACATTCTGTCGGAGCTCAACATCCCCAGGATTCAGAGTCTGGAGGTGCTACTCAATGATTAAGCTCAGCCTGCCTTTCTGGCTGGGGGGCTCGGAGCTGCAGAAGCTCACCGCCGCCGCACAGTCCTGGTGGGGAAAAGTCGAGGGTTGGTTGCGCTGGCCGCTTCTGCAGCTGGACGCCGACACCTGTCACCTGACCGTGCTCGATCTGCTGGCCTGGCAGCGCGATATCACCCGCTTCAAGGGCGAGCCGGAATCCCTTTACCGCCTGCGCGTGAAGTTCGCCTTCATCAACGCGGTGGATGCCGGCAGCACTGCCGGCATGAAACGCATTCTGGTGCGCCTTGGCGTCGGTTACGTCGAGATCGAGGAGCGCATGCCCGATCGGGATTGGGACGTGGTGCTGCTGCGTTTCTCCGATTCGCAACTGTCGCAGAACCCCGAGCTGCTGCGCGTGCTGATTCAGCAATACGGCCGCACCTGCCGGCGCTATGACTTTGTAACCCTCACTCCGGTGGACCTTCGCGTCGCCGTGGTCGACTTTAACGACGACCAGCAAACGCTGGTTGCCAGCCTTTAGGAGCCCCCCCGATGGGAGCCAGTATTACTCTCGCCGGCGAAAGCCTGATCGCGCAGAAGCAAGCCGCCAACCAGGCGCTGGTTGTGGCCCGCTTTGTGTTCGCCAACATTCCAGGACTCGACCCGAGCGGCCCGGTCGATCGTGCCGCAGCTAAACCGCCGAGTGGCCAGATCGTCCATGTCTTCGACATTCCCAACGGCAACGCCGGGTACGTGAACCCCAACCAGGTGGTCTACAGCGCGCAAATCGGTTCGGACATCGGTGATTGGGATTTCAACTGGATCGGTCTTGAGTCGGCTGAAGGCGTACTGTTCGCCGTCGCTTACGTCGCCTTGCAGCAGAAGCGCCGCAACGTTCCGCCGCTGCAGATCGGCAACAACCTGACCCGCAACTTCCTGGTGGCCTACGACGGTGCCCAAGCGCTGACCGGCATCACGATCGATGCGAGCACCTGGCAACATGACTTTACCGTGCGGCTGGCCGGCATCGATGAGCGCGAACGGATGAGCAACCGCGACCTCTTTGGCCGCGCCTGTTTCTTTGGCAGTGCGCTGCAGCTGGAGAAAGCCGCCGGCACGTACCAGGTAAAACCCGGGACGGCTTACGTCGAGGGTGTCCGCCTTACTCGTTCGGTCGTGTTGCCCGTCGTACCACCAGCGTTTCCGACCACCGCCTGGCTCGACGTATCCCTGCAGCGCGAGCTCAGCGACGTCGTGGCCAGCTGGCAGGTCGTGTTCGCTGCCGATCGCCCGGACTATGCCGACAGCCTCGGTGTGCGGCATTACTGCGTGCCGATCGCGGATCTGCCGAACAGCAACAGCATCATCGATCGCCGCTCGGTGGAGCCGATCGACGCGGCCCTGGTGCAGTACTTTGCATCGCGTGCTTTCGTGCGCGACGAGATCAACAAGCTCGACAGCAAGCAATCAGCTGCGGTGGCCACCACAGCATCGATCACCCTCAGTGGCACGCAGACCGTCGACGGCATCGCCTTGGCGATCGGCGACCGCGTTCTGGTGAAGAACCAAGCGGCTGCAGAGCAGAATGGTCTTTATCTGGTCGCCACCGGTGCCTGGTCGCGTGCGGCGGATGCCGACGTCAGCCTCGAGGTCACACCGGGGATGTTGGTTCCGGTCGAGAAGGGCACCACAAACGGCGACAGCCTTTGGCAGCTGGTGACTGATGGCCCGATCGTCCTGGGTACCACCGCCCTCACCTTTGAAATCGCCAGCGGCCCGAGCGGCTTGGCGGTCGGCACCTATCGCAGCGTCACAGTGGACAAGCGCGGCCGGGTCATTGGCGGCACCAATCCTGCGACGCTGGCCGACGCCGGCATCACCGATGCTCTGACCACCACGCAAACCAAACAGCTTTTTCCATTTCGTGCCCAGGTGTCGTTCGGCTCGCCCGGGGTGTTTTCCTGGGTGGTTCCGGAGGGCGTCTACAAGGTTTACGCCAAAGTAATCGGCGCCGGTGGCGGCGGTCGCAATAGCTCCCTGTTCGGCGGTGGCGGTGGCGGTGGCGGTGTAGCCGAAGGGCTGGTGGACGTTACTCCCGGCCAAGTCATTTCGATCACGGTCGGCGCCGGCGGGCTCGGTGCGGCTTATTCCGTATCTGATGGGGTAGGCGGCACCGGTGGTTCGTCTGCTTTTGGTACTTACATGTCCGCAACCGGCGGCTATTCCGGTACTGGCACAGGCGGCCAGCTCAACTATGGCTTGGGTGACGGTCAAGGCGCTGGCCGTGTGAATACGTCGTCGCCAGGTGTAGCTGGCTCTGGCGGAGGCCCTGGTGGTGCGGGTGTGCCCGTTTCGTCCAGCGGGGTGAGCAGCGGCAGTCTGCGCAGTGGTCGCGGTCCTGGCGGCGGTGGCGGCGGGCGGATGGACAACGGCGGGTATGCGGGGGACGGCGCCCCGGGTGCAGTCACCATTCGTTACTGAGGAATTGAGCTATGTGGGCACGAATTGATAACGGCACCGTGGCCGAACTCACGGACATTGACCCGACAGGACGGTTTCACCCATCCATGATCTGGATGGCTTGCGCTGGAAACGTGCAACCTGGTTGGGTACTGATCAACGGCCAGTTGAAAGCATCCGGCGAGCTTTTGCCGCAATTGCACCAGCAAAAGGTGCAGGAGGTCGAGCGAGCCTGTGAAGCGGTCATCATCGCGGGCTTCTGGTCCTCGGCGTTGGGCGAGTCTCATGCGTACAGCAGTGAGATCCACGACCAGTTGAACCTGACCGGCGCGATTTTGAGCAATCAGGACATGCCCTATCCGTGTCGCAACGAGGACGGCACGCGGGCATTCCTGCCGCATACCCATGCCCAACTGGATGAGGTCGGGCGGGATCTGTCGGTCTATAAACTGAAGCTGCTGCAGTATGGCCACCTGCTGAAACAGCAGCTAGATGAGGCGTTGGCTGCCGGCGACCAAAGCGCGTTGGAAGCTGTCACTTGGGGCAGCCAACTGTGACCTGGGCCCCGATTACCATGCGCTGGCCGGAGCAGGCCACGCAGTGGATGGGCGAGCTCACAGCCGCCAAGGATCTGGCCAGCGGTGAGCTGATCAGCACGGCGCAACGGCTTGCCAGTCTCGATGGATTGACCAGTACCAACCCAGGGCCAGTCGGCGCTGCTGCCCAGGGCGCGATCGAGGCCGGCCGTGCGGCCTTGGCCGGTCAAATGGGGGAAGCCCCGGCGTGTCTGGTGGTGACGCCGTTTCAAAGCGGCATTGGTCAAGGACGTGGCAACCAGCGTTTTCTGTCAGCACCCAACTTGCTGCAGCAACTGGCGGGCAAACTGATCGAAGGCACCGACACCGGACGCCCGACCGGGCCGCAGTACGCGCTGTCACTGTTATTCCTGGGAACCAACTTCGCCCAGTTGGCCGGCACACTGTCGCGCTTCAATGCGTTGTTGCCGATTCCTGACCTGGTGCGAGCAGAACGCCGTGCAGGACATTTGTCGACGCTGGAGACCGAGAAGTGGGTTATCCCTAGCTCGGCACCGTTGCCGCGTTGGCAATCGCTACCGCTCGAACGCTGCACCGTGGTCAAGGCCGCCAAGCAATCCATGGCCGGCCAACTGGCAGTGCTGGAGAGCTACGCTGCTGATAGCTCACCGATGGGCGATCTGGCAGCGCTTGCCGAGCGTAAGGCGGCGCAGCAGCAGGGGCGCGATCAGCAATTGAATGACCTCAAGGCGCTGTTGGCCGGAGGCTCCGCCGACACCAGCATGCGCGCACGGCTGATCGGCCCGGGCGATGTGAATGAACTGCGTCGCTCGCTGCTCGCGGGCGAAGCACCAGGTCATGAGTGGGTGCTGTCCGCCGGCGTGCTGCTGGTGGGGTCGCTGGAAGGCTTGAGCTTCGTGCGGGAGCTGGTCGGCCTATGACGCTATTACTCGACGGTGAACAGGTCCTGGGCAAAAGGATGAAGATCACCGCCAATCTGCGGATTGAGAGCGACGATCTGTCCGGGCAGACCAGCAACACCGAAACCGCGCACAAGGGCTTCAAGCCGAAAACCCTGGCGGTTACGCTGATGATCCCCTTTGTCGACGCGGTGCAGCTGCGCTCGATCATGCGCCTGGCAGAAGCCACGGCCAGCGGTGGGCAGCTGAAAATGTACCGAATCGTAAACGACACAGCTGCTGCGTTTGGTATTCGCGAAGTGCAGTTTGCGGACGGTGTTAGCGCCCGGGAGGATGACACTCTGGCCGCTTGGCTGGTCCAGTTCACTCTGTCGGAAAAGGCATCGAACCCGGAGAAGGTTGAGCAGCGCCGCGCAGCGAATGGCGTCAGCTTGCAGTCAGCACCCGGCCAGGCGGTGGGTGGATCGGCCGCCGGCGGCGCATCCGGCACCGGCCAAGAATTGAGTGGCTTTGAAAAGACCCTCAAGAAGCTGGACGACTACCTGGCGCCGAAAGCATGAAGCTGCACAAGGTTTTGACGATCGCCGGTCAGGTCTATCCGTTGATCAAGGACGAAGTCCGTCTGGACATCAAAAGTCCCGGGCGGGCGACGTTCACCGTGCAAGCGGGGGAGACGCTGAAAGGTCTAGTGACGCTGGATATCGGCTACAACGAGCGCACGCTGCAGCGTCACTTCATTGGGTACGTCGAACGCTCGACCGCTGCCAACAGTACCCAGCAACTGGTGGCCTGCCGCGAACTGGCCTCGATCCTGGCCAACCCCTTGCCGCTGAACCTGCGGCACGTTGACCTGCAGGCCGTGCTGGCTGAGATCAGCGACAAGACCGGGCTCGGGTTCCGGATCCCGGACAAGGCCTATGCCAAGGTCAAGGCGCCGTTCTTTTACAGCTTGGCAGCGGGCTACTTGGCCATGGACAGCCTGGCCAGTGTGTTCGGCATTCCCGACTTTATCTGGCAGCAGCAGGGCGACGGCGAGGTGTTCGTCGGCAGTTGGGCCGACAGCTTTTTCGGTACCCGTCCTGCGCTGCAACTGCCCGTCGAACTGTTCGAAGGCTACCAGAGCAATCAGAGCGCCATGATCGCGCCCCTTCCGGGGCTTCGACCAGGTGCAATCATCAACCAGGGCGAGCGGATCACCAGTGTGACCCTTGCCGGCAATCAAATGGCGATCAAATGGACGACGCAATCCGGCGCAGCGTAGCGCGGCAATTCCCCGAACTCAGCGGTGGCTACCACCTGCCGCGCTTTGGTCGTGTGGTTGCGGTACCGGATGCGCCGGCGGCACCTGGACTGTGCGACGACTTCCGGCCGCGCTTTGGCGTCGACGTTGAAGTGCTGTTGCCCGATGGCGAGCCGGATCCGGATCTGCCGATCCTGACAAGCCTGCCATTGCCTGCGCCGATGGGTGGGCAAGAGGCCGGCATGTTTGGCTTTCCGGAGGAGGGCACCACGGTGGTGGTCAGCTTCGCTTACGGACTGCCGAGCAAGCCGTTCATTACGCAGATCCTGCCGCACGGCCTGAGCCTGCCCCGGGTGCCGAAAGGCGACCAGGTGTGGCAGCACAGCGAGGCCTGTCAGCAGCGTGTCGACGCCGACGGCAACTGGCTGCGCCAGACCGATGGCAAGATCCAGGACAAGGCGATCGAGCGCGAAGTTGAAGCCCTGGACAACACCGAGCGCTTCCAAAATCACACCAGGACGGTGGACGACCATTCGACCGAGTCAGTGGGTGGGATCAAAAAGATTGAGGCGTTGGGCGCGCTTAAGCTGTTGTCGGGCGGATCGGCGAGTTTGGCGGCAGTGGACGATCTGCACCAGGCGACCGGCCGTGATCTGAACCTGGTGGTTGGGCAGAAGCACAACGCCACAGTGGGTGGTGACATGCAGGAGAAGATTCAGGGTCTACGCAAGAGCGTCAGCCAGGTGAGCCAGCGCATGGTCGCGCCAAAGAACCACATCGGGTCGGAGAGCGTGAATATCTTCCAGGTGCTGTGTGACACCCTGGATCTGCTGCAGGAAATGAACACGCAGATCGCAGCGCATGTGCACCCGCAGATCGGTCAGCCGCCGGTGAATGCGGCTGCGTTCACTGCCGATGCAGCCAAGGCAGCATTGCTATCCGCGAAATTGAAAGCTATTACGCTGTGATAGTGGCTTTGTTGGCCTCAACTGACGCAGAATCGTTTCTTTTGGCTGAGTCAGAGTAGATGGCACTTGCATTTCAACCCAAGGAAGGAAGCGTTCTGATGTGCGATTTCAGGGGCTATGAAGAACCTGAAATGGTGAAAAAACGGCACGTAGTGGTTATTCGTAAGCATAAAACCAACAGCAAACTGGTTTCGGTTGTTCCGCTCAGCACCACTGCACCTGACGAGCTGATGGATTATCACGTGGAGATCGGGAGCATGCTCAAGCAAGGTGGGGAGACTTGCTGGGCAAAGTCAGACCTCGTTGCAACGGTAGGCCTAGCCAGGTTGGATAGGTGCAAGATTACTGATCGGCAGGGTAACCGACAGTACGTCTTATTCAAGCTGCAACCAGAAGAACTTGAGCAAGTTAAGGCTGGGGTGCGGACCGCGCTGGGGCTCTGAAGCGTCAGCGGATTTCGCGGATGCAATAGCGTTTTGTTGTCAAAACGTCAATTTTGATCAATAATGATCGTGTTCCCGCAAGGGGCTTGTGAGACTTCGAGGATCCTGGGTAACCAGCAATCGCGAAGCCAGGCAGGTAGATGGCGATGACAAGCTAACCTGTCTGTGAGTGAGGCGCCGAAAGGCGCCTTTGTCGTTTCTGGCGTTGGGAATTAAATCTCATCGCAGCAGACCCCACCTATCGATCAAGAGCCCGCCTATCTGCGGGCTTTTTGCGTTAGATGAGGTTTTCCAGGCGCTCAGTCGCTTGATCTTTCGCCAGCTTAAGCTGGAATTTCCATTCAGCTGCCTCTTCGTCGGTGCAAGCGTTCTGGTCTGGTAGCCCAGTCAGAAAAACGGTCGCGTACTCGCTGTGCTCATTCAGTTCGTCAATGGACTTGCTGTCTCTAACGTCGCCGATTAGTTCGACCATGTGTTCTCGCATATTGCCGACGTCGTCGAGGTGGTGAGCAGGCATTAGGCAGATCTCCAAAGTAGGTTCAAATGCCGAGCATAGAGCCATACCAGAGAAAATTCTTCAGCCAGAAAAAAAACGTGGTGAAAAAGCACTTATCCCCCTCCCGCCGACGGGCTTTGCGTCCTTTTTTTGTGCAATTCCGGATGTAGTGCAATCGATCCTCCAGCCCTGACCGGCTGTGGGTCTCTGCAGGTGATTGGTCATTTCACAAAATGAAAGGTTTGGAAGAGAAATGAAGCGCGGTTGCACAACGCTGCAGCGGGCAGTCACAAGCGAGGCAAAGCTGGAGCCCCCGGTTTCATTGGGCGAAAAAATGAAAAACTGGGATTTTGATGGGTTTTTAAAATCGGTATCGTTCTTGGAACAGCGCAAAGCCGATAGCAATTAAACCAGTCCATTTGTCTGCAGTACCCGTAAGTCGTGCCTTTCAGTCGACCTAGACGGATCAGAGCGTTTCACATCATTGCGAAGGTTTGTGAGGCTTACCCAAAGAGTTTAACCTTTGTGATGGCCCCAGGCCACGACTCAAAAAAGGTTGGCTGGGATTTTAAAAACCGATGGGAAGCAAAGCTATGCCAAGAATCACAATCAAGGACGGTGTGCTCTCTGCCGAGAGTTATGTCACCGCTACGCGTCAATACACTTGTGGCAAAGGAACCAAAAGCACGCTCACTTTGAACATGCCAGAAGGGGTCACCGTTAATGGGGCAATCAATGTTGATACCCAATGCCCTTGTTGCGGAGAGAAGGTAGTCATCCCGACTGGTAAGCACAGCGTGAACAGCGAAGGTGTATTGGTCACTGAGTAGTAATATCCCCGTTTCATCCCATCCCTGCCGGTCAACGTATCAGCGTTGTGCATGTGCAGGGATGATCTATAGCTAGATCCTTCCGGCAGTCCCTGTTTCTGGGCATTCGCTCCGCCCGTCATCTACATGCAAGCTAAACACTGAAGCGCCTATTCAGCAGCCGGAGAGGCGGACTGATTTGTATAGATTGAATATCTTACGGGCAACCCAGGGATACGAAGCCAACCTTGGGATTGGCCGGCGCAGGAGTGGTGGACATGTCTAACCTCGGTATTTTGTGACGCCTCCAGCCATGATCGGC